GCTTACGCCTCCACCTGTTCGGCGTGCTCGAGGGCGGTCTTGAGGATGGTCGCCTCGAACCCGATGAGCATGCAGGCGGCCATCGGGTGCTTCTGGTTGTAAAACTTGATCTTCAGGGCGTTGAGGCGGGTCGGGGCGGCGTGGTAGGCGCGGATCAGCTTGGTCATGTGATGGCTCCTGTGTGGTTGCGTTGTTCAGTGATCAGAACCTAGACCATTGGTCCGCACCCGTCAATGGGTATTTTTCAATTATTGTGATTTTTATTGCTTGACATCACGGACCAATGGTCCGATATTGTGATCACTAACCCCATCACAAGAACGGATTAAGCAAATGACCAAGACACTCAACCTCGACGCCGACACCTCTTTCCTCCGCGGAATTGAAATGGCCGACGATAACCTGTTCGAACACTGTGTCGCCGCCCTGCGCGAGATGCGCAAACAGAACACCTATTCCAACCAGGATGTCGATAAGCGGCTGACGGCTCGTCACTACCTGACCGCCATGCGCGCGATCGGGAATATTCCGCTCCGCACACTGGCTGACGCCTAAACCCTAATGGGGGCGAAAGCCCCCACCACCATCATAGGAGCCATCACAATGCGTATCCCCTTCTCGGACGGCACCGCCGTCATCGTCCAGCCCGCCCCCAACGGCCGCTACATCGCCTGCCTCGACGCCGCCTCCGAGCACGGCGAGCGCCTCGTCTGGGGCCTCGGCGACACCGTCCTGTCCGCCATCGCCAACCTCAACAAAGAGCTGAAGGAGGAGGAGGCGTGATGGAAACCGTTCGCAAGCAATACATCGACGGCCGGTGCTACGTTACGCGCCCAACACAGGCCGGGCACTTTATCGCCTACCTCGGTGAGCCTCCCGGAAACATGCTTATGCGGGGCCGCGGGCACAGCCGGGTGTCAGCAATCATTGATCTGGTCGAGCAGCTCCATGCCGCCGAGGCCGTGTCATGAGCGACTGGATCTGGCACGATCGAACCACCTCACCAACCATGTTCCAGATGGCCCTCGACGAACTCAAAATGAGCCAGGCCGGCGCCGCCCGCTTTCTCGGCGTCACCCCACGCCAGGTCGCCCGCTACCTCGACGGCACTCGCGACATCCCGATCCCGACCATGATGCTGCTCCGCCTCATGATCCAAACCAGGCGCCGCCCCGCCATCCCGCCAACCCCGACAGGACAGCGCAGGCGGTAGACGACCAGCAAAAGCGCGCGTATGGTTCCGCCATACGCGCATTTTTGTGCGTTTCGCATATGCGCTTTTCTGTGCGTCCGGGGTCAGTCCAATGAGCAATATGAAAATCGTGGAGCTGATCGCCGCGACCGACAAAGAGCTGATGGCCGCGGTCGAGGCCGGCTATGCATCTGCTAATGATCTGCAGCTCGCGATCAATCTGATCGACGACGAGCTAATCGTGCTGCGCGAGCGGCTGGATCGCCTCGAACAGGGAGGGGGTCCACCCCAGCCAAGTGCCTGACCGAAAAAGAACAAAGCCAGCGGAACTTGATACACTGTGTCGCGCCTACACGCACCAGGCGATCAAGCAGATATCGGGCATCATGATCAATGATCTCGACAGCGGTCGACGCCTCATGGCCGCTGGCATGCTGCTCGATCGCGGTTACGGTAAACCAAGCCAGCCGCATGACGCCAAGGTCGACGGCGAGCTGCGCATCACGATCAGGAAGATGATGACGGAGGACGGCGAGCAGTGAACGTCATCAATCGCGACGGCACATTATCTCGCAGGCTCAAGACGCCATGCAGGCAATGCGGTGCGATGGATAGTTGTGACATCTGCTGGGAGCATGAGTGCGACTGGTCGCCGTTTTATATCTGGCACTGCTTTGCCTGCCGCATGCCGAAGGCTGGATACATGACGCAATGCCAGGCGCACACCTGCGAATATTGCGGATGGAGTGAAGACCGCACGGTGGCGCCGTGAGCGACATCACCGACATCTCGGTGCCGTCACGCAGCTGGAAGCCGCGGCCTCATCAACAGCGCCTATGGAATTACCTGCAACGCGGCGGTAAGCGCGCGGTCGCTGTATGGCATCGCCGGTGTGGTAAGGACGAGGTGCTTTTACATAACACCGCGATCCAGATGCTGGAGCGTAGCGGTTCGTACTGGCACATGCTCCCCGAATTTTCGAGTGCCCGCAAGGCCGTGTGGGATGCTGTTAATCCGCATACAGGACGGAGACGTATAGATGAAGCTTTTCCACAAGAAATGCGAGAGACCACCCGAGAGCACGACATGTTCATCAGGCTCAAAGGCACTGGCAGTACGTGGCAACTCATGGGAAGTGACGCCATCGTCTCAGGCTCGGGACTTGGCGCTAGTGTCGCCGGAATTGTATTTTCCGAATGGGCGCTCGCGAACCCCAGTGCGTGGGGCTACTACAGGCCCATATTGGAAGAAAACAATGGCTGGGCGGCGTGGATCTCTACTCCCAGAGGACGCAATCATTTTCTTCAGCTCTACCAGCACGCCGCCAGGACGCCCGGATGGTTCTCCGAAATCCTCACCGTCGACGACACCGCTGCTCTCTCACCAGAAGCTATTGCCGAAACCATAGCGGAGTACACTTCGCTTTACGGTGAGGACGCCGGCAGAGCGATGGTCGAGCAGGAGTTGTATTGCAGCTTCTCAGCGGCGCTGCTCGGCACCTTCTACGGCCGGGAGATGACTGACGTGCGCAACGAGGATCGCATCATCCTGTGTGACGCGATCGGCGATCGCATGGTTCACACCGCTTGGGATCTCGGCGTTGGTGACGATACCAGCATCTGGTGGTTTCAGAGCCAAGGCGCGCAGCTGGTGCTGCTCGACCACTACGCCGCGAGCGGCCATGGCCTCGAACACTACCTCGACCAGATCGAACAGCGGGAGCGCAAGTATGACTGGAAGCGCGGATCGGCCTACGTCCCGCACGACGCGAAAGTCAAGGAATGGGGGTCTGGACGAACGCGAGTGGAGACTATGCAGTCGCTGGGGCTTAAGCCCATTCTCGTGCCGCTTGCGACAATTGACGACGGGATTAACGCGGTGCGACGAACGCTCCCCCTGTGCGTATTCCACCCTCGATGCGAAGATGGAGGCATTAGTGCGCTCGAGCAGTATCGAAGAGAGTGGGACGACGAGCGAAAATGCTTTACTCAGAAGCCGCTACATGACTGGTCCTCAAACCCCGCTGACGCTTTCAGATATCTAGCGCAAGCCTGGCGGCCGGCGCCGAGGCTGGTGCCGAAGTCTCCGATCGTGCGCGGCTGGCAGATCCCGCCGCCGAACGAGGGCCGTCGCGGAGGCATCCGGCTATGACCAAGGCGCAGCTCGACCTCGCCTATCGCACCGCGTTGCATCTGGCGATGTACGCCGACGCTGCCGGCCAGTACGGCCACAGCGGCATGGCCGACGCGATGCGTACCGCGGCGGATCTGCTGACGCGGATGGTGGAAGAGGCCGGGGTGATGGTCATGAGCAACCTGGATGACGAAGGGCGCCGATAGATGGCTGACAATCCCGCCGCCGATCATGAAGACGTCAGGCACGATGATCTCGAATACGATCCCGAGGTGCAGCCGGCGAAGTCGGCCAAGGCGTGGCTGAACAGATTGCAAGAGAGCGAGGACGCCTTCGACCGCTACCACGATCACTGCGACAACATCGACAAGCTGTATGCCTCACTTGAGCGGCTGGCGACCAACAGCGCGAGCAACGGCCGCGCTATCCGCGACCGCGAGTTCGCAATGTTCTGGGCCAATTGCGAGGTGATCAAGCCGAGCATCTACGCCAGTGCGCCGATCCCGGTGGTGACGGAGAAATTCACGGATCGCCGGCCGGTCTACCAGCAGGCCAGCGAGGTGATGGAACGCTGCTGCATCGTCGCCTTCGATCTCACGCGCATCAACGACCTGATGCTGCTTGTCAGAGACGATCTGGCGCTGCTCGGCCGCGGCGTGCCGTGGTGCCGTTACGAGAGTGGCAAGGGCAAGCGCACCGAGCGCGTCTGCATCGACTTCAAGGGACGGCGCGACTTCCTCCACTCGCTCAGCGCCAACTGGCGCGAGGTGACGTGGGTGGCGGCTGCGAGTTACCTGACGCGCTCGGAGGCGCGCAAGCGGTTCAGGAAGCACTCCGGCGACATGTACCAGCAGGCCGAGTACAAGGTCGACAAGGACGCCAAGGAAGTCGGCGGCGGCGACAACCGCGAGCGCGCCAAGTTCTGGGAGATCTGGTCGAAGGGCGACGAGAAGGTGATCTGGGCAGCGCACGGCTGCGAGGATCTGCTCGACGAGAGCGACCCGCACCTCGACCTGGAGAATTACTTTCCGTGCCCGCGGCCTGCGTATGGCACGCTGCAACGCGGCAGTCTGGTGCCTGTGCCCGACGTGATGCAGTACAAGGACCAGCTCGACGAGATTAATTCACTCACCGCGCGCATCCACGCGCTATCTGATGCGCTGGAGGTGAAGGGGTTCTATCCCGCCGGCGGCGCGGAGCTGGCCGAGGCGGTGCAGGCTGCGGTCGAGACGCACAGCAACAACCGTGTATTGATCCCGATTGCGAACTGGGCGGCGTTCGGCGGCACCCGCGAGATCATCGTCTGGATGCCGATCGACGAGATCGCCAAGACCATCACGGCGGTCGTGATGCTGCGAAAACAGATCATCGAGGATATCTACCAGATAACTGGGATGGCCGACATCATGCGCGGCGACACCGATCCCAACGAGACGCTCGGTGCGCAGAAGCTCAAGAACCAGTACGGCACCACGCGGATCCGCGACAAGCAGCATGAGCTTGTCCGTGTCGCGCGGGACCTGGTCGAAATCACCAGCGAGATCATCACCGAAAAGTTTGCCGACGAGACCATCATCGAGATGTCGCAGACGCAATTGCGAACGCAGGAGATGGTAAGGAAGGACGCCGAGCGGATTCAGCAGCAGCTGCAGCAGATCCAGATGCAGGCCGAGCAGGCGATCGCGCAGGCGCAACAGCAGCCACAGTTAGCCCCACCGCAGCAGGGTCCGGCACAAGCCCCCGGCAGCACTCCTGCCGCGACTGGCTCACCGGGTTCGGGTCAGTCTTCACCCGACCCG